TTGGTTCGAGGCGCGGAGGTCACGAACGAACGTGTCGATGTCGGCCTCGGCCCGGGCGATCTCACGAGCACGGTTCACGGCTTGGTCGATCATCGGGGCTTGGACGGTTTTGGCTACGTCGTTCACGAGGGCGGCTTTCGCTTCGTCGATACGGCCCTCGCGAAGCAGCGCGATCCAATCCGGGGCGGCAGCGGGGTCTACAGGCGCGACCTTCGGCAACTGACCGGCCTTGAGCTGAGCCAACTCTTGCTGGATAGCCTGGAGTGCCTCGATGTATTCTGGAGGTACCGGCGCTACGGCGGGTGTCTCCTGGACTACCGGCGACGGATCGGTTTGCGCTACCGATGCTTGCGACGGGTCGGAAACAGGAGCCTGGTCGTTACCTCCAGTGGATCCATAGTGTTTCTCGTATAGTGCACGTCGCGCTTCGTCTTGGGGAGTACCGACCGGGGTTGTTTCCTGCGGGTTGGTTTCGGCGACCGCGACCGTTGTGTTTTCTGACATTGTGTTTTCCTTATGTGAGGGTTAGAGTTCCGGCAACGATGATTTTCGTACCGGGGGCAAAAAGTACAGGGGCAATCGCGGCAGGCGCGTCTTGACCCGAGATTATTCCGGTGAATGCCGGAGGCGGAGTGGTTACCACCGGAGTCGGAGCCGACATCTCATTGATCAACGTTTGGATCGTACCGGAGAGAACATTCGGATCGATGGAGGTCGGAATCGTACCCGTCTTCACCAACAGGTCGATCACCGGCTGAATAGAGTTCGAGACGGTAGCATGAACCACCTCAGGAGTAGGAACCGGCTGGGTGTGGTTGTGGATATGAGAGATCAACGCTTTGATAAGCGGTATCAACGGGGACGCGAGTTGGAACGCTTCAAGAGCTAGAGGTATCGCTGCGGCTGCCATAATTTGGGGTTGCGAGGTTGACGCCTTGGCCACGGAGTTCCGTAACCGCACGAGCACCTCGGGTAAGAATGCTTTCAATCTTGTCCAAGATAAAATCAATCCCGTATATCTTTCCCGCAAGTTGTTCCTGAGTGATCCGGACCGGGCCGGTTTTCGACCCGATCTCGACCGGAGCACCCAAGGTTGCGGATACGAGAAGCTTGGTAAACATCTCCCGTTCGTGTAACAGGGCAGGGCGTAGAACCTCACGCCAGCCCATATGATCCAGAAGATCACCTAAGTCTTCGGCTTTCGCCGCATCCAGGTAGGGGTTTTTCATTCGTTACAGGGAACTACCACGCGGGACCTTCACGGTATACTGACCGCGCTCGTCTAGGTTGTGGCCACCCATCGAGGCCCGACCGACGGCGTTGTTCTCATGACCGTTGGGTTTCGGTTGAGACAGGCCATGATTCGACGGTCCGATGTACTGATGTCCGTACCCGGCACGCTTCGCCTGGGGATGCGCCTGACTGTCGTTCGGCGTTCCACCGATACCCGGCAGGGGTCGATCCGAGTGAGCCTCGGACTCCGAAGGGGAGCCGAAATCGTACGGAGAGAACGGCGAAGCCAGGTCGTTGTTCTTGGGATCTTTGAGATTACTACCAGCCATAAATGTGATTTTCCTTTGTTAGATTGTGCCTTTGAACAAGGCTAGCGCATGCGCTATGGATTGGAGTAGGTCACCACGTTGACCTTGACCGGTATCGCCGTCGTAAGCTTTTTGCACGATGTAGTTAGCCATTGCTGTGGGGTCGGTGAGGGCAGTGGCCGTACCGTTGAGGGTGATCTTAGCACCCTGTTTGTAGGCGGTGTACAACCGTCCAGCGACCTCAGCATTACCTGCGGAATTTGCACCCATGGTTATATTATCTCACATTCTTGGGGGTGCGTGTTCATACGTCACGTCCCCAACGGGATGACCTGTTTTTCCCATACGCAATAGCATTGCCCAGATTCGGTCTCGTTACTGGAATTCGGGTTGAAGATGAACTTGAGCTGGTAGGGCGAACCGTTCCAGAAGTTGATAGTTTCTCTAAGCCGATCAACCGGCGCGTGTTCGGTGACGTAAAAGTAGGTCACCGCGGGAAGGGTCGAGGCTACCTCGTTGGAAGGGAGGGACTCGCCTTGGGCGTTCAGAGCGGTCACCACGTAGAAATACGTACCCCCATTCGCCAACCCGAGGTCGGTATAAAAGGTGGTTTGGACGTTGGTGACCAAAAGTTGGTACGGGCCACCGGAGGTAAATGACCATTTGACATTGTACCCGGTGGGGTTTCCCACAGGCGATACCCAGGTCAACGTGACCTGGTTGTTACGTGTGGTCGCCAGGAGCGCTGAGGGAGGCGACGGTACTGCCATTAGTTACCTTGTCCTGACTGGGTAGGGGATGAACTAACCCCAGCCGACTGTGGCATCTGATCAGCCTGACGTCGGGATGTCTCCGCTTCATGCGCCGCGACTTGTAGTTGACCCACAGCGAGAGCTTGATCCACGTCGGAGACATGGTGGGAGTGAGCGGCTTTGGCCATTTCATGCTGATGTTCCGCCTTGGTTTGTTCGTTGTCGAACTGCGTAGCCTCACGTTGATGCTGGAGGCGAACGAGGTCCGGGATGAGCCGGAGGAGGTCCGGCGTGATCTCCTGCCCGAACATCGCCTGCTGTTGAGCCTGGGCGGTTTCGGGATCTGCAAGGATCTCCTCGATGTCGTGGATCGCGGGGCGGAAAGCTTCGAGGATACGTTGGAGGAGCTTCGACTGGTTGATGTATGGAAGCCACGCTTGTGGGTTCTGGCCGATCAGGTTCATGAACTGCACGAGGGACTGTAGCATCTCGGCCTTTTCGATCTGGCCGGTGATGCCCCGAACGTGCACTTTGTAATCACCCTGGACAAGCTCCATGATCTCCTCACGGGTCATCCCAGCGAGTACCGGGGCTTCCACCCCGAGGATAGACGCGACCCGAGGGTCATTCGCAGTATCCACGAATTGGAAGATTAGGTCCACAGCCATCATCACAATCGGTGCGAGGAACGACCGTTCGATGTCCGCGGCCATCGCCCCGAAGAACGACTGCTGGTTGTCCTGCATCGCCTGGGTTTCCGTGGCACTCTGTGCACCTCGGTAACGTGGGATAGCTTGCTGTAGCTGAGAGATCAGCGACCCTTCCTGGTGAGCGACATTCAACTCCGCAGCGAGCTGGGTGGATCCCGGGGAGATGTCGGACATCTCGATGGGTTTCAGGGCTTCTGCGGTGGGGTACTGCAAGTTCCGACGGAAGATCTTACCAGGGGTAAGCCCGGTATCAAAGTCCTCCGGGTTCTCGTATGCATCTGGAGCAACCTCAAAGATCGGCATGAGCCGAAACATGAGTGTATCCACCGACATGTTCGCGAGCCGGTTCATCGCTTTGTCGATCTGTCGAACCATCTCGACCAGACCCACACCCTCAGTACGGAACGGTAGCGCGACAGGTGAGAACCCGACGTACGGGGGCTTCCGATGCCAGAACTGGTTCTTCCCATTCAGCAGGGTAACCGTATCGTTCGCGATAAGGACATGTCCATACCGCTCCCGAACCTCACCATCGATCACGATGGGTCCGTAGAACTCGGTGAGCTTGATAACTCCGGTATCCGCTGTAGGACCATTCGTGGTTCGCGGCATTTCATTCCACCGCAACCAGGACTGCTTGGTCTGTTCCTCGATCTTCATCGGTTGGATGGTCTTGACCAACTCGGGATCGAAGATCCCTTCCTGCGCCATCTGGATCAACTCCCACTTGGGGAGTTCGATCTCCTCGATGGTACCGGTCCAGGCGTTTAGCTTAGAGCCCGGCAACCAGTAGAAGTTATACGGATCTACCGCACGCAGGAACAATTTACCTTCCAACGTTTCCTCCCGGACGATCTGCTTCTGCTGTATCATCTGCGGAGGGACGAACCCACCAGCACCCGGAGCCTGACCTGCACCGCCCCCACCAGGAAGATTCATCGGGTTGATGAACTCATTCGAGAGCTGGGTGGGGTACATCCGAGAGTCCTGCTGGATGAGTGCCTTGGGCAACTGACCAAGAGGCTGTGTCGTCCGATTGGAAGCAGGGGGTTCCACAGGCACCCCGCCACCCACCGGCTGTTGCTCGGGGGGCTCGTTCATACCCTGCCCACCACCACCGACGCCTGACGATGGCGTACCCGCGCGAGGTCCGAGAGGAGGCGGCACGGTTGTGGAGTGGGACACCGAGGTCACATCCCGGCCTGAGGAATCCTCTAACCCCCATGCCTCGGATGGTTGGGACTCACCCTTGACATCCGTAGGGTTCTGAGACAACTGTTGCGTACCCTGCGTGTACTCCTGGGGTTCGTTACCCGTAGCACCCGTGACTCCCGCGAGACCCTGCGGAACCATCTTGGTCTCAAGTTTGGTTACGATTCGAGGCACGAGCCCCCACCAAACCTTAATCACCCCGACACCCATGATGAAACCGCATTCGAGCGACTCGGAGAATTCATCTAGGAACCGTGCCTTCTCGAGGAACACCTCCGCGAGATGCGTCATCTGTTCGGAGCGACGTACGGTTACCAGATCATTCGGGTTCTCCGACTCCAAATCGAACGGTTTCTTCGACGCGTTTAGGAATCGTTTGATAACATTCGTGGCCTGTTTAACCGATGCGAACGACTTCGGCAGAACGATCTTCGACTGCCAATCTTCCTTATCCGACCAATCCTCCTGCCCACGATAGATCTGCCAACACTCGTTCCAGATGGAGAGCTTCTCGTATCGGTACATCCGCAACTGGTTACGCCATGAGATCACATACTGCCGCACCTTCTCATCATCCTGCCGTTTCCGACGTTGACCTTCCGTCTCAAGTCCACCCTTGGGTGCTTGGGATTGATCTGCATCCGAGACGAACTCGGCTGGTGCGGAATCGTAAAACGATGCGACGTAACTCATTGGGCAACTTTCTGTATCAGGTTAGAAAACAACGCTCGTATCGGATCGGATGGATCCGCGGGTGGCTGCTGCTGAGGGTGTGCTTTCACGGCACCGCGTGGTGTGGGTTGAGGTGCACCGGGCACCACCTTACGACCGAAGGATAACTTGTTCCCTATCTGTTGGATAATCGCGGCCAGCGTGTTGGGTGGGGACATCGCAGCGGGCATTATTCCGTCAACATCTTTCGATACAGATCCGCGGCGTGTGGGTTTTTCTTCGTCGTTCGTAGATGATTCTCGACATCCTTACCGAACTGTGCTACATCCTTTGGATCTGCACCTACAAGATACTTAGCATCTCCACGAATATACGCGGGGAGTTCCGCAGGACCGTATCCATGTCGCCCCGATTGTGGCCAGGAGTTCTTTAGGAGCCGCTGCCCAGCAGGAGAGGATTTCATAAGCTGGTCAAAATCATTATCCGAATTCAACCCAGCATCCATGAAGATACTGTGGATTGTCTCATGTCGAAGGGTGTCCCGAAACTCCGCTGGGCTACTGCCCGCCGATGATTTCCCTATCGTCTGAAGACCCGCATCAGGAAACCCCTTCATCCCATGCCGTAACAACGAGGGTGTTACGGATAACTTATCCAACAGATTCGTCAGCGGCCCATGCTCACCTGCAGGATACGTATCCGCCTCGTTTGCCTTCTCACTCATATTCGCATTGAGTATCTGAGGCGTTCGGGTAAACCGATTCTCCGCGTACGTTGGTCCCTGCTGTTGCACAGCCTGTTGGATGATATCGTCGAGACTACCGGCCACGGGTCACCATACCTTGGAACATCTTTTTCAATTTGTCATCCTCGGGCCGAGGAGGTATTGGAGCCGCAAGGATCTGTACCAGAGCTTCGTCAGATAGCTTACCCCGACGCGGATCCGCTTCCCAATTCGAGCAACACCCATTCGGGGAGATCGTACCCGGAGTATCACCTTCGGAATCCTTATCGACCTTCTTACATGCATTCTCACCTACGATGAACTCCTCACATCGTTTACAGGAAAACCCGTGGGGACTCTCGTCGTATCCCAATTCGAGCTTAGTCCATACACCCAACCATGGTACTTCCGGTTTTGGGCGATGGCCGTGGGAGAAATAGTTACAGGACCCCTTCGTGAGCGAGATAGTTTCCCCGGGTCCGAAGAACGCACATCCCGACTTCCCGCCTGGAAGTTCCTTTTGAAATACACATTCTCCACATACGTAACGTGTTTCAGGCCGATAGAGATACCCTGCTTGCTGTTTGTCTAACTTGTCCATGACTTCGAAGGTGGGGGAGGGTACGACTCGTACCCGTCGTGTTTCTCATGTTCCACTTTCGAAGTAGGCTTCGGTTTGTTTAACTTGCTCGTACTACGGTCCAGGTAAGCGAGACTTGCACCTGGACGGGTCTCATCGAGCTTCATGCGGTCTTCTCCCACCAGGAGTGCGAGAACGGGGGAGGGGTTACGTGTTTCACGAACTTACCCCGAGCGTCCTCATACGTCGCGGCATCCGGGCGTTGGTCACCAACCACGGTGAGGTAGAGGTTTCCGACGATCTTAGGTCCGATGGGATTCACGACCGACTGGACCGCGGGATCCACCGGTTTATCAAACGGAGGGTAGTCCGCCACATTCGTGGAGACTCGGATCGCTCCGGCAGGAGGATTGGCAGGATCGTACACGGTTTGGCCCGGGAAGGTGGTAATCCCTGGCAACGCCACTCCACCCGGCGCTCCGAGAGGTTGCTGGAGGGCGGAAGGCACCCAGGTCATCCCCGCAGATAACCGTTGGCTCATCGCATTAAAAGCCCCCCAACCAAACACTTGGATAGGCACGTCGATGGTGTAGCCCTGGGAAGCCAGGGTTGCGGCAACCGATTCCTTGTTCGTAATCGCCTCGATACTATCCAACGGAACGTCCAGGAGTGCCCTCACCGGAGCCGGGAGTGAGAGTCGGTAAGCTTGGTCAAAATCTGATTGTAAGGACATGCTGGTACTATTTTACCACCTTTGGGTGGGCCGCCGCCCGTACGTCACTTCATCCACCGACGCCATTGCTCGGGCTGTTTGAACCGGTGATGGTTCGCCGCGGGCTTCGAGTTCATGAAATACTTGGCATCATCCATGGCATGGTTCCGAACATCCTCGACCTGCTCTTTGTACGTCTGTGTCAACAGCTCCTTATCCGACTGCGAGGCATACACCGCGTTCTCAAATTCCGAGATCATCGCAGGGCACCGAGCCCAGATGCGAAACGTCGGATCCTCCGGATCCTTCCAATGCCGCCGCATCATCTCGAGCCAGGTGGTCTCGTCGGTATTCCCCGGGATAAGTTTCTTCACCCCGTGTTCGATCAGGAGGTCGGCAAGGGTAACGAGGGATCCGTATCGGTTGGGGCGGGTTTTTTGGTTGGTGATGGTGGGGTCACACGCGATGTATTTGATTTGATTGTAATACGGACAAGCGAGGATTTTCCCGGCCAAATCGGCAATGTTTTTACACGGTTCATACAACTCCCATATCGCGTGGATCACGCCTTCGTCAATGGTGTACACATGAAACGACGTAGGATTACGAGACCCGAAATCAAACCCACCCCAGAACACCTGCAGGTTAGAGTACTCTCGATACGGTTCTTGGACCACGATTCGTGACTTGTTCGACGCAATCTCCGGGAATACCCGCTGCCCATAGAGCGCTGTGTAATCAATCTCGTACTCCTTCGCCCACTGTGCGGGACGCATTCCGGCCTTAGCCTCACGCTCCCATTCCTTCGTACGCTTGACCGGATCCGCGGTGTAGTGCAGGGTGACCACGCAGAACCGGTTCTTCTCATTCTTCGTGATCGTCAAACCCTTCGTTTCGTACAGTACTTCAGGCATCGAATATAAACGCTATCTGCGGGGTTGTAATCCGCACCCCATCTATCTCCACTGCACCGGCCTCTCGGAGCCTACGAGCCTCAGATACAGACGCCGCAAACCCAAGATAATGAACAAACCGATCTGTGTGCACCACATAATACCTCACCATTATTGTCGGTATATGTACTTCAAATACTTCACCGTCCAGGTCTCTTTGGACCCGCACGTACACCGTAGGGTCGCCGGATCGGTGTTCTTCGGGTAGATCGCCTCGAACACGAGGTCACACGACCCACACCGAATCACCGC